ATTATAACTTGACCCACTGTAGCACATTCAACAAGGGGTGATGTGCCACTTGAACCTCCTGACAATATAATAGTATTAGTTATTCTAAGTCGTGAATTTTCTGCCAATCCCGCATTAAAATATAAACCTCGCCCTGAACTATTATCATCTGCGTATATATAACAGTTTTCTATATTTAAAATTGAACTAGACTCAGAAACAAAGGAAACAAGTGAACCAATCAGAAACCCTGAAATATTGACACAATTATTAAACATATCATTACCGCCAGAATTAACATTTATTGTTACACTTCCCGAGATAACACAGCCAACTGAAGAAGAAAATGGAGAAGTTCCCATACCTATCAAATGAACTTTTTTAGTGATTGTTATGGACTCGGTATAATTACCAGGTAAGACAACAATATATCTATAAGTGTTATTAGCATCACTCTCAGAAACGGCTATAGCGTGTTGAATCGTTTGAAAAGGAGTTTCTATATTTCCGTTGGCTTGTGTGTCTGAACCATTTGGTGAAACATAATAAGTATTTTGGGGTCTATATTGGACGAATACTTTTTCACAGTAAATATCATTAACAGTTGAAATGTCTTTATATTCTAAATTTAAGTTATCTTTGATTCTTATTTCACCATCGTAACCACTAATAGATTGAACTGAATTTAACGCAAAATTATTTATATTCAGATTTTGAACTGCATCAAATGTAGCCCATTGAGAAGCATCTGCTGGGTCTCCTTGTTCGCCAGTAGCACCAGTAGCACCAGTAGCACCAGTAGCACCAGTTGCTCCAGTTGCCCCAGTGTCGCCTTTTTCGCCTTTTTCGCCTTTATCGCCTTTTAATCCTTGTTCGCCTTGTAATCCTTGTTCGCCTTGTAATCCTTGTTCGCCTTGTAATCCTTGTTCTCCTTGTAATCCTTGTTCGCCAGTAGCCCCAGTAGCACCAGTAGCACCAGTAGTCCCTGTATCGCCTTTATCACCTTTATCACCTTGTAATCCTTGTTCGCCTTGTAATCCTTGTTCTCCTTGTTCGCCAGTAGCCCCAGTAGCACCAGTTAAGCCTGTTGCCCCAGTTGCTCCAGTTGCCCCAGTAGCACCAGTTGCACCAGTTGCCCCAGTATCGCCTTTTTCACCAGTTGCTCCTGTTGCTCCTGTTGCTCCTGTTGCTCCTGTTGCTCCTGTTGCTCCTTGTTGTCCTGTTGCTCCTGTTGGTCCTTGTTGTCCTGTTGCTCCTGTTGCTCCTGTTGGTCCTATTACTCCTCCCGATTGTTCTAAATCTACTAATCGTGATTCATGATCATCAGTAACATCCTTTACTTCCTGAGTTTTAGATTGAATATGTGCATGTAAAGCATTACCTGACTTCAAATTTAAATTGTTATCAAATTCCATAACTTTATTTCCAAGTTTATTTTTTACAGTATATGTTCCTGTTGTTGGATGAAGTTCATGGGTTATTTCATAATCATCTTCATGTAATTTTAAACTATTTTTTACCTCTACATTTTCTAAACTTAATTTAGAATTTGAACTGAAAATATTTCTAAGTGCCATTTATATAAATATTACTTATATTTTATTTTTATTATAATATCAAAATATTATATTAATTTTATGTCATGTTCTGAAATAATAAAATTCGGACTATGACGATAAATACATACCCATCTGGACGGCATTTTTTTAATAATATTTATTTGTTTTGTTTCAAGACCACAATGATGACCTAATAAATATTTTAGAGCTGACATCGGGGCAGTTGATGGATAAACTACAACATGAGTAGCCTCATTAAGCATTAATCTTGTTGCTTTAAAATTTGAATGTAGATGATTTGCAATACAAATATTTATATTATGATGACGCCCCATACTTGAAATATCATTTATAAGACCTATTATGATACTATACATTTTCTTATCAGTAGTTTCAAATCCTTCATAATCATCTATTAATACTAGTGATTCTGAAAATTCAATTGCATTTGGTAATTCTTCTAAAAACGAATCAGTTTTAACTCTTTTTATAAATTTTAATGCATCAAGTGTTTTATCTTCATTCAGTTTTGAAATTAAATATACTTCTCTTTTAGGATAAATCTTTTTATAATTAGTTGCTATTTCCTTCATAAAATAACTTTTACCGCTACCACTTGCACCATATAGATAAAATAGTTGAAATTTATCAAATTCAGGCATAACACATATTTTACCATCATCCAATACAATTTCATCATCTTTATTTTCATTCTCTAATACATGCTTATACATTGGTTTTAATCTATTATCAATAATATCATCTTCTTGAAAACCTTTATAAAATGCTTCTTCTAATTGAACTAACATTTTTTGTCTTTCTGATGGTCTAAATTGTTTTAAATCTTTTTCGTATATTTTAGGTGAAAAATGTTTAATAAATTCAGGTTTTTTCTTTATTTTTCTGTCATTTTCTTCTAATTTAATGAATTCTCCGTCATTATCACCACCATTTATTTTTGCTATTATTCTATCCTTCTTGTCATATTTCTTTGTTATTGAAAAACTATACATGATATATATTTGTTATATATATTATTTTTTATAAAAATTGTAATAAACTTATTCTTTAAACCAAGATCGACCTCCTTTTAGTTTCAGTCTTGGATTATCTTTTAATACTTCAAAAGCCTTTGTCCTGAATGCTTTAACATTGGTTTCATTACCTCCTTTAGTAATTACAGACCATTTACTGTAATCAATATTGAGTTTCGTCAGTAAATTAACAAGTGCTACTTTACTCTGTTTTTCAATAAATTGTTCTTTATTTCTAAAATAGTCAGTGCCATTTAGTAATGTTATTTTATTAGTAGTTGAAGTGTATTCGGTCGTTTTATACAGTGGTTTTTCCGTCATCGTTTCATCTGTTTTTGGTTTTATATTTGGTATCGACATTGGTTCAAACATATCAACTGGTTTAATAGTATCATCCATTTTCTTATCTACATCAGCTTCAAATATTTCCGCTAAGTTATCAAGAACAGTATCGGCTTCTTCTGCTTTAATTTCTGGTACCCCTTTATCATCTATCATTACTTCCGGTTCTATTGGTAATCCTCCTCTTTCTAATGCATCAAGTTCATCACTAACAATAATATATTCAGCTTGAACTGCATTAAGTCGGCGATTATATTCCAGTTGTTCAATTATATTTTGTCTCAGTTGTAAAAATTCTGGTTTGGTTTTTAATGCGTTAAAAAAATTTTCATTTTCTTTACCATCTTCTATGCTTTTTCTATAATTTTTTAACCTATTAGATTTATTCTGTTGTTTTCCATCAAGTAACCTAAGAACTTCAGTTCGCAATGATGTATATTTACCTTCTAAGCTATCTATGAAATTTACAATAATCTCGTTTTGTTTTTCTAATACATTGAGTTTTCCTCTTAATTCGTCTATTTTTTCATTTTGTGCATTTCGTTCTCGTTCTTCTTGCTCCAATTTTTGCCGTCTTTTTTGCTCTTCCAAGTCTGATTTCTTCCGTTTTTCTACTTCAATTTGTCTTTCTAACTCGGCTTGTTGTCTTAATAAATCTTGTCTTTCTGCTTCTTGTTGGTCTCGTTGCATTTGTTCATATTCTTGATTTTGTGCATATTCTTGAAATTTAATTGCTGATTTTTCTTGTGGTTCTTTTGTGTTCCATTCAACATCTTTCATTGTTTTTTTAATATTTTGTAATTCATCTAATTGCTGTTGTAATAATAAATATTGTCCGCCCATTTTGTCTTGTTTTGATGTTTTTATTTCTTCTTCAATTGATTTTATTTCTTTACTCAATTCTTTCAAGTAAGTTGTATCTATTTTTTTGAATGAAATATTCTTAACATCTTGCTCTAATATCTGTTTTCTTTCATCGCTTGTTGTTCCTTTAGCAATTGCTTCTAACATTTTATTTATTATTTGGATTGAGTTATTAACTATTTTTATCATTAAATCTAATACTGATGAATCTTTACGACTATAACTTCTTACAACATTAGCGGTTTCATCTAAATCTAAAGTATCTTTTACATCTTCGAAATATGATTTATATCTTTCTAATAAATCAGAACCAAATTTATATGTTTGTGTTTGAATAAGTTTATATAGTTTATATAAATCATTAGTCATTGTTAAATCAAATACACCACTACTAATTTTTTGAATAAAATCGCCAATAACTTGATTAACTTCTTGGACTACTGCGTTACTCGAACCAATACCTAAATTAATATCAACTTCTTGAACTGGTTGATAACTTGTTGCATTTAATTGTGCCATTCTTTCAGCTAATAATTTATTTTTCAATAAATCTGTTTTACCTAAATTTGTTTGACTAATTAAATAATCACTATGATTTAATTTATCATGATGATGTGATTTAATACTATCATAATTCTGTTTTATTTTTCCTTTTGTTAAATCATCATGATACTTCGCTACATCCACTCGTTTTGATTCTCCGTAATCAGTTCTTAATTTCTTTTCAGGTCGCTCAAGTTCTAATGTTCTCGCTTTCACTAATTTATAAAATGACATTTATATTATATATTACTAACATATAATATTTTTATAGTGTAAATAATTATTATTTATTTTGACTTTTGAATAAATCACTCGCCTCTTTCATTGTCATTTTACCATTTTTCATATGTTTTCCTATGAATTCAGCTCTTTTTCGTAGGGCTTCTGGTAGTTTGCGTGAAGATTTAGATTTAGATTTAAGTCCGCCTCCTGTTTTAAGTCCGTAAGCCATTTGTTGCTCTGGCATTACTGCCATTGGTTCATCTTTTTTCTTTCTCATTTCATCAACACCTTTTTTAATTTGTCCATATGCTTTATATCCTTTAGTCGCAATAGGTATAGCTTTGTCTATAACACTATATGCTTTATTTGCAAAACTTAAAATGTTTGCAAGTCTTGGAAAAAATCCACCTTCTAACATCTTTTGTTCTGCTTTTGGATGTAAATGTGGGTGTAAAAGATCTTGTAATGCTCCTGCTGACATTGCACCAGCAGTAAGTTTCGCACCATGCATTTTTTCAGCATGTAAGTTTAATTTCATTGAACCTCCTGTTCTTGCCATGTTTAATATATACAATACATTTATATTTTATTTTATAGTGTAATTTTATATTATAAATGAATTTTGATATTTTGCAATCTTATGCAATGAGTAATACAGATATATTTAAAATAATTGGTAAATCAACAGTAATAAAATATCCTGATTTAGCAAATAAAAAGAGTATTTTTGAGTGTTTTGATAGTCGTAATAGATGTGTTATATTCTTTGAAACTGTTTCAAATGGTGTTGGTCATTGGGAATGTATGTTTTATAAACCATCTACAAAGACTATTCATTTTTTTGATAGTTATGGTATTAAACAAGACGGTGCGGAGAAATTTATTAATCAAAATACTGCTGTAAATCTCAAAGAAAATAAACCATATTTAACAAAATTAATAAATGATGCAGTTAGTAAAGGTTATAAATATGAGTATAATATTCATGATTATCAACAATGGAAAGGAAATGTTGAAACTTGTGGGAAACATGTAAGCAATAGATTATTAAATATGAATATGGATAATGATGAATATTATAAGTATATGTTATCCATGAAGCAAAAATTAGGAGTTGATAATTTTGACCAAGTTGTAGAAGAAATTATATTTAAAATTCTCGGAAAATAAAATATACACTATAATATATAATACAAATGAACCCAGATATTATTTATTACAATTGTAATTTAATTACTCAAAAATTACACCCTACAGACGAAGACCAAATATGCAGATACGAAGAAAACAGACCTGACCCCATCGTAAAAAATGCTTCTGATTATCAATTTTCTTTAATTCGTGCTTCTATAGATTCGTCTAATATACCTTGTTTTATTCCTAAAATTGTAAGTGGTGGAAATGTTAATTTAACGACTTATTCAATATCAATGTCATTAAGTTTAAATATAAATGGAACTATAACAACTACACAAATCTTACAACCTTTACTGTATGTATGTAGAAATAAATATGTCAGTCAAGTTCCAAGTGTTGCGGGTGCAGATACTCCATATTATTATGTATTTGATTTACAACATTTTGTCGATATGGTCAATACAACATTAAAAAGTCTTTATTCAACATTACAAATCGGTGCAGGTGTTTCTTTTATTTCTCAATGTCCGAAAATGACTTTAAGTGGTAATACATTCAGTATATATTTTGATGCAAGAGGATGGGGTGGCGCAGATAGCACAGCAACAGGAAGCCAACAAGAAGCATTTCAATTATATTTTAATGATGATTTAAAAAATTTGCTTCGTAATTTCAATTTAACATATGCATATGATAGTTCTGGTATGAATTGGAATTTAGTTGTGTCTAATAAATTATCAAACAATCAGACAATAAACGGAGTTTTATATTATGTTGAATCACAAAGTTATAGTAGTTTATCAACTGTTTTCAGTCCTGTTAGCAGTATTGTTTTTATGAGTAATATGGGTATTTTAAACGAGTATATTGGACAGTTGCAAATTTTAAATAATAATTCTATAACAACTAATCAATCTAACAACATTGAAAATCAAATTATGGACATTGCTTTATCCGTCGATAATCCGATGGACTACTCATCACAAATTCAATATGTGGCGTCTGTATTCAGATTTAGCGAAATAATAGGAAAAGAAATTAGAACTATTAGTATAAGTGTATATTGGAAAAATAAATATAACGGAATAAATTATCCTGTTTTGTTGTCAGATGGTTGCGGATTTAATGCTAAATTATTGTTTCAAAAAAAGAAATAAATATTGAAAATAGAAAAGAATAAATATAAATTATTTACAAAATATTATTTTATATAACTATAATATATAACAATATGGAATTTGAAAAAGTCAATTCAATTGATTCACGATTAGTGAATGAAATGGCAAAAGTAGAGATGCAACGTGGTCCTGCCTCTGTTAGTAAAAATGTCGCTGCAGTTACTGGGGGTACTGTAAATTTGAACTCATTACAGTGGAACATCCCAATTACTTCATCAGGTTTAGCAGTTGATACTCGCTGGTATGTTGAATACGATTTGGATATTACTGTCCCTGTCACTGTTTTATCTGCTAACATTGTTAACCCTAATCCTATATTATCAGTAGGTACTAATATTTGTCAAGATGCTTACCCGTTAGCGTCTCTAATGGGTCAATCATCAGTTCTTATTAACGAAAAACAAGTGTGTTCTTATGATATTTCTCAATACAGACAACTCTTATTACGAACTATTGACAGCCAAAAATTAAACCCAGACCAAACTTGTCCGTCTCTTGTCGAGCAAGGTATAGCATTTTATCCATCTGCTTATCTTACTCGTGCAAATCCTATGTCGTCTTATGCTGATGCAGATTTTGGGGCGTCATTCGTGCCTAATGGGTCTTATCCTATTGCATTTTCAGCAATTAATACAGCCAGTGCAAGTATTAATGATGTTGTAAATATTGTTTGTACCGTAAAAGGGTATGAGCCTCTTTTAATGAGTCCCTGCAACTGGAATTCATCAAAAGAAAATGATGAATCATGTCCTTTCTACGTCCGAAATATTCAAATCAACTGTCCTTTATCGTCTGCAAATCGTTTTTTCCGTTTCAATACTGCTGTATCATCAGGAACTACTACTTTTACTGTAGGTACTCCAACTTTAACGGCATTCAGAACTGCAAATTTACACTACTTCACATTAGCCCCTCCACTTCTAGAGGGTTATCGTCTTCCTTCTCAATCAATTCACCATACATATGACATAGTAACTAATAGCGTTTCAGGTAAAGCATTTACAGGAGGAGCCGCCCCAACTGTTGGTGTTGCATTAGAAACACAAGATATTCAACTAACTAACCAAAATTTGAGTGGTATGCCAACCTATATTGTTTTAGGAGCAATGAAAGACAAAAACGCATATACAGCCGATCAAGCGTCTTTCTTCTTCCCCATTCAAAAATTAGTCATTTCTAACTCCAATACTCAGAATATTTTGGCTTCTTATAATGCTGTTGATTTATTCAATATGTCAAGAAAGAACGGATTAAAGACTGATTATGTGTCGTTTTCTGGCTCTGCCAACGTCGTAAGTTATACAAATGTGGGAGCATTGAAACCATCTTCTGTAGTTCAAACCTGTTCCGCCCCTATCATCATCAACGTAAAAGACTTAGAACTACCATACAACGTCACTAACTCGTCATCTGGCAATTTTGTATTCAATTTTACTGCTACTGTGGCTAACTCTGAATTTAAAACTGGTAACTATCTGACTGGAACACCCATTTTGAAGGCAATGTTTATATATGATGAATGGATTGTATCAGACTCACAAACATTATTAACAGATATTAAACGATCTTTCTTATCTCCATCTGCTCCTTTGGAATCTGCTCCCATTAAGTCATCTAATGAGGAAGTTAATGAAGTTGTTGGAGGTACATTACATAAAATGAAATCATATAGCAAAGGTGCATCTAATAACATCTCAAAATCTCAAGCAGTAGCCAAATTATCCAAACGACTTGCATATTAAATGCAATTTTTTAAAATAAATATATAATATCTATTTCTATTATATAATGTCTTTAGCAAATATTTATAACCAACTTCAACAACAATTTCAAGTAAATAGCATAGATGCGGGAAATATTGAATTGCATGATGTCCCTATTTCTGGGGGTGGTGGCGGTTCTGTCGGCACTTTATCACAAGTTTTAAACACTGGTTCAAATGCAAATAATCAAAGTATTACAAATTTAAATGGTGTTCAAATGAATGGATATTTACAATTAACAAACAGTTCAATCAATACAGTTCAATTAAATACAGGTGGTAATTCTTGGCAATTGGTTACATCAAATGGTGAATTTTTTATTCAAAATTATGTGAATTCTTCATTAGTTTCATCATCATTTCAAATTGATAATGATGGTAATGTATTAATAGGAAATACTGAAACAACAACACCATATTTATATGTTATGGGGGGAAATGGTCCTGGACGAGTTTATGATACTATTTATAATCCTTTACCATCTAATCCATCAGGCTCAAGTGCTGTTATTTATAATCAAAATTATATAATACCATCTACAAATGTAACATCTGCAATTGTTGGTAATACTAATACAGGTGTATTAGCGAACTTTGTTATATTAAAAAGATTAACAAATAATTATGAAGATAGTTCGCATTTTGTTTTAAATATAAATAGTATTGTTTGCACTTTAAACAATTTTCAAGCAAGTATGTTTTATTTAGATTTAGCATTAATCTCAAATCGTAATGGCGTTTTAACAGCAATTACTCAATCTGATTTAAACAAAAACTTTGCAATTCCACGATTTAGTCAACCAAATTACAATGATGGCGACCCTTTTACAATTTCAGATTTTCAAATTGAATTTTATGATAATTCAGGTATTAATGATTTAATGCTTGTAGCATATTCTAACGGGATATCAGTTCAAAATGTCTTAAATATTACAAAAATAGACATGAATCTACGAGCCGATAATATAGGAGTATATAACAACTTAGCAAATATTACGAGTTAATTTTTATAGTGTAAATTTATTATATAATTCTATTTTATATAATAAATGATTAAATCCAAACAGATAAAAGGCGGTAGAATACCCCAATTAATCATTATTTATATTTTTGCTATTTACAAACTTAATGTGAGCGTTTGATTTAAAATGTCGTGATTTGTGATTACATTGCACATCTACGCCACATTCGCACGTAAATATTGTCTTCTTTTTTTCACTAATTTTTTCAGCATTATTGACTCTATATTGTTTTTGAATTTCATAAATTTTGGCTTTATTTTCATTTCTATAATCTCGCCTTATTTTCAAGCAATGTTCGTGATTTTCTTTGTAATACATTGCATTTGTTCTTCCTGGTTTTCTTTTATTAACACAATCAATGCTTTCAATATAAAATCTTTCTCTTGCATTCAGTTCATCTTTATTATTGCATGGGAAATTTTCAATAAGATATATTTTACAATCATCTTCATCATCTTGAAATACTTCAACTGACGCTGTATGTTGTTTTGAATTATCTGTTTTCCATATTTTATACTCGTATTTATGCTTACCTTTTCTCATTGCTAAACTTGTTGTTGTACTTCCAATATAGCATAGTGTTCCTTCTGTATTCACAATCTTGTAGATTTTTCCATTTTTGAAATCTGGCATTTTCTTTTCTATTCTTTTCTATTATAATATATTCTTTATTTTTTAAATCATTTTTTACACTGTTAAATTTATTATATAATTCTATTTTATATAATAAATGTTTAAATCAAAACAAGTAAGAGCAGGAAAACTGCCAAAAGAACAATATGAATTAGCAAAGAAAAAAGAAGCCGAAAGAGTAGCAAGAATAGAAAAAGACCCGCGATATATTCAGAAAATGGATGAAGAACTATTAAATGAATATGACTTTGATTATCAGGGTCGTAAAGAAATGGCTCAGAAAAGACAGAAGGCGATGCAATCAAACCCGAGATTATATGAGGCTTGGAAAAGACAAAACGATAAGCGAAATGAGGAATTTAAAGCACAACAAGAATACGAAAGAGAGCAAGAAAGATTAAGGGAAGAAGCCGAAGAGAAAGCACGACGCAAAGCATCAGATCCGCTATCAAATATATTAAGTGGTCTTTCAACTGTAGCATCATTAATCCCTGGTGCTGGAAGTGCTATATCAACAGGTCTTGATGTCTTAAACGAAGGTCAAAAATTCATTAGAGATGCAACTGGGGGAAAATTAAACAAACGAAAACCAAAAGTTAAAGGTGCGGGACTGTTTGATATTTTCACTCCTAATAAATCTTACAACAATGTATCAACAAAAACAATGAAACAATATGGAGATTTTCCAGTTATCCAATTACGAATAATGCGAACTCCGATTATGAAAATATTAAACACAGTAATTAACGTTATTTCATTAGGAAAATGGAACGATTTATTAAAAAAACATAGTTATGATGATTTATTTCATTTGGCTTTAGTTGCTACAGTGCAAACACCGACAGAACAAAAACAAATCGTTATGGAGAAAAATGAAGTTATAAATATATCAACAAAATTCACCGTCAATGATAAAACAGAAACTTTAGAAGTTCCTTTAAATGGAAAAGAAACAACTGTTAATAAAATGTTGGCGGATGGATTGCAAACAGTTGGCGTTGATAAATGGTTTTTATATCATCCACTAAACAATAATTGCCAGTCGTTTATTTCATACATTTTACAGACATTGGGACTATATAATATGCAAACAAGAACGTTTTTATATCAAAATATGGAAGCAATAAAACAGGAATTACCAAGTTATGTAAAAACCATTATGAAGGCTACTACCGATATAGGAGCAGTAGCATCAAAGTTAATGGGTAAAGGTTTAGAAGGCGGCTATCAAATACACTCTGTAAAGGTGAATAAAAAAGTCCCATTTGAAGAAGCATTAAAGCATTTTCATAATATTACAAAAAATAATAAGAAATCTTACTATAAAGAAATGAAAAATCACTACAACTTTCGCAATATTCCAAAGACCAAATTTGAGGCTAAATCATATAGAACCAAGAAAATAAATCCACAAATATCAATAATATTCGGCAAGTTAAAGAATTAAATTCTATTGAATTCTTCTTCAAGTTTATCAATTTCATCTTGTTGTGTTTTTATTGAATTCATATAATCTATATGTTTCATTGTTGTAAAATGTCGTAATTTTTGAACATTACTACATAAAGAACCGCATTCACATGTATATTTTATGGCTCTTTTTTCTTGTAGTTTTGCTTTGTTTCGTTCTCTATATGATTCCTGAATTTTCTTATATTTTTCAGGATTTTTCAATTTCTTCGCTTTGTCATTATCATTACATTTTTCTTTATTATTTTCTCTATAAATCTTCACATTATTATTTATTTTATCCTTGTTGTCTTTATAGTAATTCTTTTTTTGCTCTTGAAGTTTTTCTTTATTTTCTTCACGATACTGATTTTGATATTTTTGATATTGATCTTCATTATTGCTTCTGTATTTTCTGTTCATTTCAAGAATCTTGTCTTTATTATCTTCATAGTATTCTTTCTGTGTTCTTGTTGGTCTTACTTTATTTACACATTCATTATTTTCAATATAGTATCGCTCACGTTTTTCCAATTCTTCCTTTGTTTCACATGGAAATGCTTCTAATAATACTATTTGACATCCATCCTCATCATCATCAAATATTTTATATGAAGAAACAAAATGATATGTTCCATTAATCCAATTCTTATAATTGCTATGATGGTTTGCTTTGCGTTTCGCTAATACTTGAGTAGTAGAACCAATATAAGTTAATGTTCCTTCTGTATTCACTAATTTATATATTTTTCCATTTTGATATTTATTCATTTACTGTTTTATACTTTATTATACTGTTATTTCTTTAAGTGAGTTTCATTTAAACAAATTAAAAGATTAATGATTAATATTAGCTGTCAAACTTGCTAAATATTTATTATGCTTACTGGTCTTCAAATGGTTAAATTTTGTAAAAGCACAATATTTACCGCCACAATCACATTGTATTTTAACATTGTATTTATCCTTATTCAATTGATAATATTTATTATAATATTCAGGATTTTCAGTTCTGAATTTTAAATTACTTTCTTTGAATTTTTCAATATTTTCAATATAATATTCTTTAAAAGTTCTACCTGCTATATTCTTATTACAAGTATCAAAATGTTTAATGTATTCACCTTCTTTCTTTTTAAGAGTTTCTTTATCAATATTTTCAAATTCTTCAATAAGTTCTATTTTACAATCTGGATACTGTAATATTTCGTTTGCAGTAATATATTTTACTCTGTTTTTATATTTGGTTTTGTGTAATATAAACCGAGTATTTAAAGATAACTTAGTTGAACCAATATATATTTTAGGATTTTGAGGGGAAATTAATTTGTAAATTTTCATTGACATAATATTTATATAATTACTCTATATAAAAATTAATTAAAATTAAACTCGGGACAATTTTTTGGAAATTTTCAGGATTTTTGTCCCTTATTTTTCTACTTCCTCTTTATTATAATTCATACTATACAATTACTAAAAATATTAATGTTTAACTGACTGACACAAATTTATTTAACTTTTGCATTAACATATCATCACTACTTTTATTCTCAATAAAACTCATAACATGCCTATTATCTGTTGAGAATTGTATTTGTTCTAAGCTAACATCTTCGCAAAATTTAAATATTGTGTCATAATGCATTTGCTGTAATTTTTCATAATCTTTTTTGCTTATTAATCCTGAATTAAATTGATGTACTCCCTTACTAATTCTAATATCTACCCACCAATACACTAATTCATTTATTATGTCCAAATTAAAACAAAATTCCTGTTTCAATTCGTTGATGTTTTCATCAGTGAAAGTTTTATTTAACTTGTTTTCCATAAATTCAATTATTCTGTCAAACTTCGCATGTGATATTTTGTGCTCCATTGTATTATTACTTTATATAATTACTCTATATATTAATTCTAACTGACTGACACAAATATACGCCGAAGTAGGCATCTCCATGCATAAGGTGGGGGATACTTTGGAGGGTTGTGCTTCATGCTTCAAAAAATAGCAACGCCACTCTCTCTTCACTTGTTGCCACATACATATAC